TACCAGGAGACCACGAAGACAAATCTGACCTCTATCAGATACCTTACCGTAATATGGTGAAGTATATGTTTGAGATGCCAGATGATACTGCATTTGACCTCTTATATGACAATTTGAGGACTCAGCAGACAATATCATTCTGGAGTACCTCATTTATTAGAGGAACCACGTTTGATAACTCAGTTATCATCGTAGACGAGTTTAGCAACTTGAATTTTCACGAGTTAGATAGTATAATTACGAGGATAGGACAAAACTGTCGAATCATCTTCTCAGGTGATGTAGCACAGTCAGATCTCGTCAAAAACAACGAACGTACTGGTATTCTGGACTTTTTACAGATTATTCAGTCAATGCCGTCTTTTGATTGTGTTGAGTTTGGTATTGATGACATCGTACGCTCTGGATTAGTCAGAGAGTACCTTATCGCTAAAATGAACGCTCAACTCTGATTATGTTTAAAACTGTGGGACCACCTGTTCCATTGACTGAGATGAATGCCGTTACTAAGGATGTAGGGCGTTTATATCAAGTCAGTGAAGGTAAATGGTATCCATCTGTTACTACGGTGACAGGTGCTAGGAAGAAAGATGGTATCCTCAAGTGGAGGAAGAAAGTAGGTGAGGAAAAGGCCAATTTGATTTGCAATCGAGCTACTGCTCGTGGCAATAAATTTCATTCTATGGTAGAATGCTACCTGAAGAACGAAGAAGTTAATTTTGATGCGAAGCACCCCCTTGCCAGTTTCTTATTCAAATCTGCTAAGGACACTATTAATCGTATCGATAACATACACCTTCTTGAATCTCCTCTCTACTCAGATAAGTTATGCCTTGCTGGTAGGGTTGACTGTATAGCAGAATTTGATGGTGAACTTGCTGTCATTGACTTTAAAACATCAACCAAAGAGAAGAAGATTGAGTGGATTGAGAACTATTTCGTTCAAGAGACTGCTTATGCTGCAATGTACTATGAACGTTGTGGTGTAAAGGTCGATAAGATCGTTACACTCATTGCTACAGAGGAAGGTATGATTCAGGTCGTTGAGAAAACTGATCTAGATTATTACTACGAACTCTTGCTGGAGTACATCTCAGAATTTATGGCAACTCTTAAATGACAAAAGAATTTAAAGAAAAGTTTATGACACAAGCTAAGTTCTCAACGATGGTTGAGGAGGTTGTCAAGAACAGTGATGGCTTGGTGAACTATATCGATGCAGTCATCGTAGTCTGCGACGAGCTGGACATCGAGGTCGATACTGTAAATAAGTTGATCAGCAAACCGCTGAAGGACAAAATTAAGTTTAATGCCCAAGAGTTAAACTATGTTAAACGCACTAGTAGAGGGGTCTTACCAATATGACCGATAGATTTTACGAATCTGAACAAGTGATTGATGAGATCAAGGATATGGAGAAGTTATACACCGATTTGGCACGACTTTCCATTAAATTCGCATCTCTCACAGATGATGATAAACGTGAACATCTTGAAAAGACACTTATGCTTATTGCCAAGCAGAAGGTGTTTTATGCTAGAATATGCTTAATGTCCCACGAGGATGAAGAAGCGATGGCAGTCAAGGTAAAACTTGATGAGATGTCGCGAGTTTATTCCAAAGGACGCACTATTAATGACGTGTTACAGGAGATGGAGGACAAGTTAAGACACTTTAAATCCACCCTTGACAACGTATAAATAGTATGTTACCCTTAATGGGTAGTAAATTCACACTTACAAAATACAGGTACACAAGTATGTCTTTTTCAGCTTTAAAGAAAAAGTCTGGCAAGTTTCAAAACTTGACCAAAGAGATAGAAAAGATGACCAGCGGTGGTCGCAAAGTCGATGAACGATTTTGGAAACCAGCAGTTGACAAGGCAGGTAACGGTTTTGCCGTTATTCGCTTCCTACCAGAGACAGAGGGGTCTGAACTCCCTTGGGCTCAGGTATGGAGTCACGCATTCCAAGGACCAGGTGGTTGGTACATCGAAAATTCTCTGACTACAGTAGGTCAGAAAGATCCAGTTTCTGCTCTGAATTCCTCTTTATGGAATACAGGTGCTGAAGCAGATAAGGACACTGCACGTAAGCAGAAGCGTAAGCTTTCCTATTACAGCAATATCCTTGTTGTTAAGGATCCTATCAACCCTGAAAATGAGGGTCGAGTATTCTTGTACAAATATGGCAAGCGTATCTTCGACAAGATTATGGCTAAAATGCAGCCTAACGAGAACGATTACGATCCAGAACCCGCATTCAATCCTTTCGATTTATGGAAGGGTGCTGACTTCAAACTGAAGATCAAGCAGGTTGCAGGTTTTTGGAATTATGACGATTCCGTCTTTACCACACCAGGAGTTCTCGGTGGGTATGATGATACGAAGTTGGAGGAAGTGTATAACCAAGCATATGACTTGGCACAGTTTACTGCACCAGATCAATTCAAGTCCTATGAGGAACTTGAAGCACGTCTCAAGTCAGTTTTAGGGTCTCGTGTAGATCGTGAAACTACTGAGGTTGAGATCGATGTCCCACAACCTGCAGCAGCACCTACTGTCGCTGCTAAGGATTGGACAGAATCAGTGGACACTACACCTTCTGTCACAGAAGATGATGACGCTTTGTCTTACTTTGCTAAACTAGCTAACGAAGGATAAAGGTTACACTATGAAAAGATTTGCTATCGCTGCTCTTGCCCTGCTATGCTGCCAACCAGCAGCGATGGCACGTCATCTTCATACAAGAGATGGTTTTGAAGTAGAACCATCCCATTGCACTCACGATGCAGTGTTTGATAGTTGGAATTGTTGGTACACACCAGTTAAGAAGCGTCGGAGACGAGCTTGGACTGAATATCACGATCATCACCACGTTCCACATTATCAACGCTATATTCCTTATTTTATTCCAAACAGACACAATAACCACGGTACACCGTGCTACTTCTACAAAGACGATAACTGGTGCTTCTAAACAGATTGCGAACCAGAACTAATTAAAGCAGTGGAGGAACCACTTCCCTGTGCAGACCCAGTTGAAGCTGTGCTTTGACTGGGTTTTCTGTATGTTGAGATACCTATGAATTCTTCAGCGATAGAAGTTTCTGTCTTCTTGTTGCCATCTACGTCCACTTCACCGTGTGGAAGGTACTTAGCAAGTTTTTTGAACTCATTGATAAAGTCAGTTATATATTCTTCACGTAGCAGATATATGTTCCTTTTTTCTTCATTCTGTTCTGCATAGACCTCATAATAGGTCACTGCGTGACGACATTCAGCCTTAGGTACTACAGTACCATCAGGTCTGATATATTGGAAGTTTTCATTGACTACAAGACCTGACTGGAATACTTTTGTGCCATCTGTAGCAAATATTTCATCAGATTCATAGTGACTGACAGCATCAACGTTTCCGTGTCTCTCAACTACAAAATTGTATAGATCATCACGGGTCATTGGCCAGTCTTGATTTACATTGATTATATTATTGACAATCAGTACAACCCAATCAAGACCTGAGTCACCATAGAATTTACGAGCAACTTGGTCTGGTCTTTCTCCTTCTTGGATCTCATACTGGGTAAAACCTAACAGACTACCTTGTAGGTTGTCTTTTATCTTAATTCTACGAAAGATATTACGTGTCAACTCATAGGGATGTACACCACCTTGGATGGTTCTGTTACGTACATAAACTTTGGGTAAGTATCTAAAATATGCCATTAGCCTCTGACCATCTCCCTTGTAATGAATTGAGTTTCTTGGAAATTGAGAGCTAGTGTCATAGCAGCAGGACCGTGATCCCACTGATCATCCATTACACTCTTCAATGAATTGTACTGTCCATCTGGTGACACATCGACACTTAGACTTGTTAGTACACACTTGGTTGGATACCTTACAATCTGTGCAAGTCTACTTGGTGAGTTGTTAGCAGTGAAATTTGCAGTACCAATATCATTGGTTTCAACTCTTACAAGTGATAACTTGAAGATGTCAGGTATATTAAGGAATCTTGCTCCACCGTGACTTCCAACTTTACTATTTAATAGCTGTTGGACATTATTACCAATATCACCAAAGGTGTCCTCTCCTGAAGAGGCAGAAGGTAACATTGCTTGTCTCAGTACAGAAATAATCCTATAACACTCCAATGCTTCTTTAGCATTACGAGGTGCCATTTTAAAGTTAAAGGGGTGACTTCTATAGTTCACACCTTTGAATGTTGTTTCTTGGTATGGATTGAATACCTTCTTAGTTGTTACTGCTAATAGGTCATTAGCATCCATACTTCCACCAGTACCTGCTGCACTATTAACAGCACCAAGTGCTGAAGCAGCAGTATTCATAAGAAATTCTGGTTTCATACTACCAGCAGTTTGCTGTGCTGTATTAATTGCATCGATGTTTTCTCCACTCAATGCAGCACCACCTGCTTTTGCTGCACCTACACCAGCAGCACCTAAAGTAGTCTGATTATAATTAGTCCCATACTCCTCTTTTAAGCCAGTAGGGAGGTAAAGATAAATAGTCTTAGCTAACGCACTTTGATTTAAACCTTTATACGGTTCTTGAAACCCACCGCCACCACCTTGTCCAACCCAAGCGTATGGATTAGCACCATTGGCACCCTGAGTTTTATAGACCTGTATTCTTAAATAGTCTAAGTATTTGGTTTCAACCTCATCTTCGGATCTTATTCCTTCACGACTCGTTGGTACTTGAGCAGGTAATTCCCTTGGATACACCAAAGGTGACCTACTATTCCCAAATTCTGAAGGTTTGTTTCCCAGACCGAATCGTTGCCAAATATCGTTTAAGTTGAGTCTGACCATTATGACCTATAAAAGTTATCAGGGTAGGTTCAAACCAAGCAACCCTGGCAAATATAAAGGGGATCCTACAAACATTATTTATAGATCTTTGTGGGAGAGGAAATTTATGGTATGGTGTGATAGAAATCTGAACGTTGTGGAGTGGGGAAGTGAAGAAATTATTGTTCCATATAGGTCTCCCTTGGATAATCGTATTCACCGTTATTTCCCTGATTTTTATCTTAAATCAAGGAACAGAAATGGAGGATGCTCGAAGAGACTCATTGAGATCAAACCTTATGCTCAGACTACACCACCGAAACGTGGGAGGAAAACTAAAAAACTTTTGAAAGAGATAGCAACGTATGGTGTCAACCAAGCAAAATGGAAGGCTGCTAGAACGTATGCTAAGGACAGAGGTATGGAATTTGTGATATTAACAGAACACGAGTTAAAGGTATGAGCCTATTCGAAGATATTAAAGATCTATCTGATGGTAAACCACAATCACCTTCTTGGTGGAGGAGTCAGCTATTTTTTGGTCTTCAAGGACGTGGACAAGATGGTCCACTGGTAGGTAGTGCTATAACTTTCCAATATGATGCTGAATTTGGTGAAAAAATGCAGAAGTGGGATAAATATCCAATGGTTTATGTTCTAGGAGAGAGCACTAACCATTTCTGGGGTTCTAATGTACATTATTTGCAACCTGCAACTAGAAGAGTGGGTTTCTCACCTCAAGCACCGCCTCAGACTTTCCATAAATACTTGAGGAGTAATGTATTAAGTCCTTTTTACAATGTTCCAGAATCGGAATGGGATGATATAGGTCTTGTCCCTTCTGAACAATTTGTTATCACAGTTAACGGGAGAAATATCCCGATCCCAACTAAAATTATATTCTGATGGTAATTCCAAATTCATTTAGACGATTCCAAGACATCGTAGCTACTGGTGCTAAGGAACCTGCATTAGGTAATCTGTACTCAGTTGAGTTTGGGGTGCCAAGGATATTCACAAGAATGAGAGGTTATCAGCATAATCCAGGTGATTACTATGAAGCACTTAACTACTATGCAGACAACGTAACCATACCATCACGTAACGTTACCACTGGTGAAGTAAGGAACTTTGGTGTCACTAGGACATATGCTACAGGTCAGACTGCTAATGAACTTAGTATTACATTCTTAGTTACTAAGGATCAATGGCATAGAAACTTCTATGAGAAGTGGATGAATGCTATGGCACCTGATAGTGAGAATAGAGTTGGGTTCTATGATGACTATACTACTGATGTATTTGTAAGAAAGTGGGAACGTGGTTCCAACTTATTGTCTAAGACAAGAAAGGCAGGTGTTGATTACTATGGTAGATTGAATAAAGCAGTTGGTGTATACAGATTCGTTGGTGTGTATCCATATAATATGGGTACGATGGATTTTGGTAACGCCAATGGTGATGTTATGAAGTTGAATATTGTATTTAAGTACGAGAGATATAGATTTACAACGAAGGTACAAAAGACTAAGGATTGGTCACTAGATCACGTAGTTAGTGAGAGGAATTCTGTAGCAGAATTACTAGGTATACAGGTACTTGGTGGTTCAAAACACGAGGATACACAGTTCGGTACGTAGTAGCTAAATAGTAATACTGAATTGTAACCCCCTTACAAGATGCCTTTACCCAAGCTGAGCATTCCAGATTATGAATGCGTGTTGCCGAGAGGTACGAAAGTTACCTATCGTCCATTTCTAGTGAGAGAAGAAAAACTTCTCTATATGGCAATGGAAACGCAAAATCAGAAGGAGATGATCAAAGCTGTTAAAGACATTATCAAATCTTGTACTAGTATCAAGAACGTTAATGACTTGGCAACATTTGAAATTGAATATCTCTTCTTGAAAATACGTGGTAAGTCTGTTGGAGAAGTGAGTGAATTTAAAGTCACTTGCCCTGATGATGAAGAGACTCAAGTTGATGCTGAAGTTAACTTGGATGAAGTTGAAGTAATCATTCCAAAAGAACACACAAATATTATTAAACTTGATGAGACAATTACTCTAACGATGAAGTATCCATCACTGGATGTGTTCGTTAAGAATAATTTGACAGATAATCCTGGTATCGATGATGTATTTAAACTAGCAGCAGATTGTACTGATACTATTGCTGATGGTGATGAACTTCACGAGGCTAAGGACTATAAGAAAGCAGAATTGATTGCTTTCTATGAAGGTATGAACTCGCAACAGTTTCAGGACGTTCAAAAGTTCTTTGAAACTATGCCTAAACTTAGTAAAGAGATTGAAGTATTCAATCCTAAGACTGAAGTTACTAGTACCGTTACACTTGAGGGTCTCGCCTCTTTTTTCGCGTAGCCCTAGCCCACGACTCCTTGATGAACCTCTATGAGGTGAACTTTGCGATGATGCAACATCACAAGTGGAGTATCACTGAATTAGAGAATATGATCCCGTGGGAAAGGGATGTGTATGTCAATATGCTTCTAAAATATCTCCGAGAGGAGGAACAGAGGCAGAAAGCTACGACAAGTAACCCATCACTTTAATGGCAGGACAATTAAAGATAAGAAATTTTCTACCAGCGAGAGTCACAGGAGACGTTCGCACTGATCCTGTAGCCTCAATGACCCTTTCGATGAATCGATTGGGTTTTGTTGTAGAGGATATTGGTAAGTTGATGGTTAGTATGTATCAGGATAAGATAGATACAGCTAAGAATCAGAGAAGACAGAGAACATTATCAAAGGATAAGGCTAGAGAAGGTAAGATTGAAAAGAGGATAGCACCACAAGTTAAGAAGCAAGCAGAGAAGGAGACTGGTAACTCAGATAAGAAGGCAGGTAGTTGGATAGAGAAGTTACTGTCACCATTCATATGGATCATAGAGAAAGCCGCAATGTGGTTTGCTCTTGACTTTGCATCTGATCCGAAGAATAAAGAATTTTTAGGTAAGACACTTAATGTTATAGGTAAGTGGTTAGGGACATTCTGGAAGGTATTCTCTACAGGTGTTGGTTGGCTACTAGAAGCATTTGGTGAGAAGAGCCCAGTAATGGGTGCTCTTAAAATATTAGGTGGACTAGGAGCATTATTTGTAGCAGATAGGATACTTAAACCTTGGAAATTACTTGGAGACTTTCAGAGATTAAGTAAATTCCTTGGACCTGGTATCAAGAAACTTGGTGAAGTCATCAAGACTGGTGCTCAGAAGATGGGACCAAAGTTGATGAGTGGTGCAAAGAAATTTGTAACCAATCCAGCAGCAATGTCACTAACTGCTGGTGTTGTATCAACAACTAGTAGATTAGCAGCAGGTGAGACAGTACAGAATGCTGTAGGTGGTGGTATTGGTGCTACTGTTGGTTCTTATGCACTAACAGCATTTTTAACACCGATCTTAGGTCCATTTGCACCTATTGTTGGTAGTTTAGTGGGTGGATTTATAGGAGATAAGATTGGTGCATTCTTAGGTGATGCAATGACCCCTATCTTTGGTCCTATCAAAGAATATTTTATGGATATTGCTCTACCTACATTCAAAGCATTTATTGATCCATTAGCAGGTCCAATAATGGATATGCTAAAAGAGTTGTTCCCAGTTCTAAAAGGTATTGCTGATTTCTTCAAGCCAATTGCTGAAGGTGTTATTGGAACTATCGCTAAGTTCTTGGGTGCAGGATTGAAGGTGGTATGGGATTCATTTATATGGATTCTCAAGCACGGGGCTAGAGCTATAGCTAATTTCGTTGAAGGTGCTGGTGATCTAAGTTCTAGGATTGATACTTTCGGAGTGTGGACATCTGATGTTGATAAAGCAGGTCAAGAATTTAGAGATAGGCAGAGAGAAGTCAAGCAGCATAAGAAGACACAAGAAGATGCTGAGAGGAAGTTAGGACAACTTATACTTCTGCGTGATGATAAGTATGGTGGTAAAGATGATGGTAAAGAATGGAATTGGAGATATACTATTGGTGAGAGAATTGCAATAGAAGAACAGCATATTAAAGATCTTGCTGAAGAATTGATAGAACGTGAGAAGCGTGTAGTTAAAGCTAAGGAGAAGTGGGAATATGAGAAAGAATTAGACAAAGAGAAGAAAGCAGCAGAATTAGCTGCAGCTGAGTCTGGTTCAGGTGGTGAAGGTAATAG